GGTCAGTATCTTGACGTAGACGACGCCCAAGCGTTAGAGCTTCAAACTTTAGGCTACGCTTTCTTAGATCAGGGGGCAGACAATGAGACCGATCCCAAAGGCAGTTCTAAGAACCGCACCCGCATCGCTCGCGGTCGATCTAACAGCACTAAAGGCGTTTTTAAGAATCGACGGGACTAGCGACGATACGCTTTTGACTGCTATTACCAAAGCTGTAACTCTTCGCCTCGAAGAGTACACGGGTCGAAAGTTCATACAACAAAACTGGGACATATACTTCGACGGCTTTGGGACTGTGCTCGCTAAAGACTGGTGGGACGGTGTAAAAGAAGGTCCGATCTCTCTTGTCGCTAATTCAGGGTACAATGACTTAGAGCTTCCTTTTGGGCCACTCGTTTCAGTTGGCGCTATTAACACTTACGGCGATGATGACGTTGCTAACGTAATGGACTCTTCTCAATACTCTCTAGATACTAGAGGCCCATACGGGCGTATCGCGCTAAAGACTGGAGCTATCTGGCCCGCTACGGTTCTTCGCCCTGTAAACGGCGTCGAGGTTTATAACGCGCAATTCGGCTATGGGTCCTCTTACACTTCAGTACCTGAGGCGATACAGCACGCTATCATGCTCACGGTTGGGAAGCTTTGGGAAAATAGAGGCGACAGCGCAAGCGGAGAGTTCTCAGGTGTCGGTGGTTTCACAATACCGAACACCGCGCAAGTTCTTCTACAACCTTACGTTAGGTATAAGGTGTAAACGATGCCAGACTTAGGCGTTAGGGCAAACGGAAAAGAGGTAACGATTGGTGACTTGAGAAGTCGAGTCACCTTTCAAACTTCTACGCGCGTAGCGGACGGGCAAGGCGGGTTTACAGAAACATGGGCGAGCCTCGCTACTAATCCTACCGTGTACGCATACCTCGCCGCAGTGAACTCTCGTGAGAGGCTTTTTAGTCAGCAGATGCAGTACCAGCGTAGTCATGTGCTAGTGATCCGTTACCGCACTGACCTTAACACTTCTATGCGTATCACTTACGAAGGTAGAGAGTTTCAGATTAAAGGCATAAGAAACCCTGAAGAGAGAAAAGCTTTTTTGATACTCGACCTAGAAGAGAATCAAGGGAAGTAACTCATGAAAGTTAAAAGCGTAATCAAAGGGCCTGACAAGATTCTAAAAGCGTTTGAGAAATTTGAGGCGCAAGCGAAATCGAGTCAGGTTCTTGCGCTAAAAGAGTCTACTCTATTGGTTCACTCCGCAGCGGTTAAGCTTTTACAAGATAACACCGATGGCACTATAGCTATTCGGCATAACCCAAAGCGTGCGGTTTTTGTTTCTAAGCCGGGAGATCCGCCGAATACTGACACGGGTCGAGCGGTGAAGAGTATAAAATTTGACTTTAAAAACGGCGGGCTTACTGGACGAGTCGGAACTAATCTCAAGTATCTAGCAGCTTTAGAGTTTGGTACTAAGAAGATGGCACCCAGACCTTGGTTATCTAGAGCGGTGACAGAGGTCGCGGGTCAAGTCGCAGAGATCTTTGCCAAGCACCTTAAGGGCGCAGTGAAAGAGAGTAAGAAATGACTTGGGCACCAAGCGAAACTCAAAAAGCTGTTTACACCGTGCTAAGCGCAGACCCCACTCTCACGACTCTCCTAGGCGGAGTCGGTAGGGTGTTCGATCATGTGCCCGATAACACCGCTTACCCGTATGTCACTATCTCGATGTTCCCTTTTAACGATAGAGGGTCTTACACGACCGAAGGCGTTACGGTGGAGTTCCAGATCTCGGCTTGGGTGAGAGGTGCGGGTCGGGGTAGCCTAGCCGTCCAGTCTATCCAGAAAAGAATTGACGAATTGATTCACAAGGCTAACCTTTCGATTACTGGCTGGAAGATCATCACGCTAAGGCGTGAACTAATTGACGAGCGAACAGAAGACGACAACGTAACTAAGCAAGGGATTCAACGTTTCAGACTACTTCTAGGAGAGGTGACAACATGAGTGAACGCGCAGGGAAAGACCTAATTCTTAAAATCAAGTCGACGCTCGAGATCGACGTCTTGGTAGGTACTGGTGACGTGCCTTCTAACCTTTTGGCTACCGCGCACGGCAAGTCAGTTGGTGACGTGGTTTATTTCGACACCGTTCCAGGTACGGTTTCAGAAGTTCAGGTAAATACGCCTTACTACATCAAGGAAGTGGCGGATAATAGCTTCAAGATTTCCGCGACTGTAGACGGCGCGGCTATCACGTTTGCGGCGGCGATTACTGACTTGAATATCTCGGTATTCTCGACCGTCGGCGGTCTTCGCACTTCGTCGCTTTCGTTTGGAAGTGATGCGATTGACGGGACTAACTACGGGTCGAATCAATGGCGTAAGATCATTGAAGACGCAGGTATTCGCCGCATGGACGTTTCGGGCGATGGCGTCTTCACAGATGACCAAAACTTTGAAGACCTCCAAGACTCGGCTATGGATAACGAGCACGTAGACCTTGTATGGATCGACGTCAAAACGGGTATGCTGTTTAAAGGCGAGTTTAAGATCTCGTCGTTTGAGCTTGGTGCAAGCTACGACGCAGAAGGTACGTTCTCGATGAGCGCAGAATCTTCTGGTCCAGTATCAGTTAAGCGGGTGTAAACGATGAACCCATTTCGCAATGAAGCAGTTGTGAAACTTGGCGCGCATGAGATTCTCTTGCGCGCTACTTTCGAAAACATCGCGGCGATGGAAGATGCAGTTGGTGCGGTTTCGTATCTTGGCTATAAGTATTCGGAAGCTCATCGTCTGAGCCAGAAGAACGCTTCTCTAGACAAGATCGTAAAAGCGTCGCCGCCTCTTAGCGAAATCGCCAAGATCATTTACTTCAACCAAGCGGCTACTGACCCGGACGACGAAACGAAAAAGAAACATTCGCTAGAAGAGATCTGGGAAATGGTTCAGGAAGAGGGCATCGCGTGCATTAACCCGGTGGTGACTTATCTCTCAATCTTGGTAGCAGGTAAGAAGTCAAAGCAGAAACTCGACTCGAAAGAAGAAAAAGAGGAAGAAGCTCTAACTGAAAAAAAAAGTTAGAGGATGAAGAGAGGCCCCCTAAAGTTGAAGACGTTATCGACTGGGGGCCTCTCTTCAAGATTGCTAAGCTAAACATGGGCCTGTCAGTTAGTGAGTTTTGGGGCCTAACCTTTGCGGAGTTTTGGTTTTTATACGAAGCCTTATTCAGTAAACAAAAGAAACCACTAACACCGCAAGAGCTTAAGAAACTAGAAAGCGAGTGGCGAAGTGGCAACTTTAGAAGAACTGGTCGTAATACTAACCGCAGAAACGTCCCAGCTAAAAGCGGAAGTCAGCGCCGCATCTAAAGCGGTTCAAGTTAATACCGAAAAAATGGATAAGGCTGTAGAAGAGTTCTCAAGTAACTCTTCTAAGAATACGAGCTTTTTCCAGCAAGCGATGGCGACTATGGCTGGCGTTGTGGGCTCCCAGTTGGTAATTGGTGCGTTTGGGCTTTTGAAAGACGCTGCGGGCGCACTCGCGGACGAGTTCGTAAAAGGTATGAACGCCGCGAACGCGGAAGAACTCGCGCTTACAAAACTCGCAAACTCGATGGCTCTTTCTGGTCAGTACACGACCGAATCAATGAAGTCGCTTCAAGACTTCGCTAGTGAGATGGAAGCGCTAACTAACGTCGGCGACGACGTGGTAGCTAATAACCTTTCGATTCTTTCTTCTCTAACAAAGCTAGATGCTGAAGGTCTGAAGACCGCTCAGAAGTCTGCGCTCGACATGAGTGCAGCGTTAGGCATCGACTTAGAGAGCGCTACACGTCTTGTCGGTAAAGCTGTAAACGGGCAGACTGAGGCGCTTAAACGCTACGGGATCTCAGTCGACGAAGGCTCGTCTAAATCAGAGCGGCTAACAAATATCACCAAAGCGCTATCCAATATGCAAGGGTCGGCTGGTGGAGCTACGCAAAACTTCCAAGGTATCTTGGGACGTATCGCTAACACTTGGGGTAACATCACCGAAGTAGTAGGCGCTGCTATCACAAGAAACAAAGCAGTCGTGGAAGTTCTAAAAGTTGTAAGCGATACACTTACAGACTTTCAAAACTCAGCTAACGGATCTTCTGAAAGCTTAAAAGAACTTGTAGCTAACGGGCTTATAGTTTTCATTCAAACCACCGCTTACACGGTTCAAGCGATTGACGTTGTAATCAAGTCACTAGAGGCGCTCTACCATGCGGCGCAGACAATTGCGAACGGCTTAGGCACTGTACTCCTAGCGCCTTTCGCTCTATTCTCTGATAACGCGGAGATGATGCTAGAGTCATTCGCGCAAGGGACAGTCGAGACGTTTAACAAGATCGGCGAGTCAGTATCTAAAGACTCTAACCTAAGCTCGTTCGCTGACAAGCTTATGGAAATGAGCGCTGCTGCGAAGCAAGGCTTAGATCAAATGAAGCAAGGCGCTAACGACGTTATCGAACCTACTGTCGCAGTCGGTGGGGCCGTCGCGGGTGTCACCGAAGAAATTACTAAGCAGCAAGAGAAGCTAAAAGAGAGTGCGCTCGCCTACGCTGAAATCGGGGCCTCTCAGCAAGCGGCTTTTGACGCTCAGTTTGAATCTCTAAAAGCAAACAAAGAAAGAGAATTGGTAACTCAAGCCGAATACGCAGCAGCGTTTGCGGAACTTACAGCGGCTAGTCAGGCGTGGGAACAAGAACAGCTTCAAAGCGCGCTCGATCAAAAGCTTATTTCTGAACAAGACTTCTACAACGCTAGGATCGGGCTTGCTTATAAGCACATGAACGAACAGCGAAAAGTCGAAGCCGAACTTTCAGCGGCTAAGAAAAAAGAGCTTGAGGTTCAGCAGCAAAACTACGATCAGACTATGGGAAAGATTGCAGGACTCGCGAACTCTAGCAATAAAGAACTAGCGGCTATCGGAAAAGCTGCGGCTATCACTCAAGCGACTATCGACGGTTACGCTGCGGTCCAGAAGGCTCTAGCGTCCGCGCCTCCACCTTTTAACTTCGCGCTCGCGGGCATAGTAGGTGCTGCTACTGCGGCGAACGTCGCAAAGATTTCGGGCGTAGCGCTCGCGGAAGGCGGCATCGTGCGCGCGCGTCCGGGAGGTATTCAAGCGACCATAGGCGAAGGTGGTAATGATGAGGCGGTCATTCCTCTTAACGACCCAAGGACTGCAAGCCGCCTAAGCGGGATCATGGGCGGCGGGTCTACTGAAATTGTGCTTTCGCTTAAGGGTGAACTTATGGATTTCATCGAGGCGCAGTTGATCGAACGTGGGCGCCTTGGTCTTTCGGTGCAAGGGGTATAGATGGCAGCGCCTATAATTTTTGAGAAAAATAAAATCGACCTAGACCTTCCAGGTGTCACGATCACAGTCACCGACGCCGTAGCTACAGAGACGGGGCAGGCGTATGTCGATCTAGTAAGGAACCGAAGGAATGACTCGGGCTGGGGCACGGGCGGGTCTAGCGATGCCGCGAATACGACACTAGTAATCGAGACCCAAGACGCTAACGAGATTGACTCTATATTTCTGATTAACCATAACTTCAAAGCCTATACGCTTAAGTATTGGAACGGTTCTAGCTTCGTCGATTTTTCGACTGTCGTAAACCAGACCGCTAACCAGAAGACCACAACCTATCACTCTTTCAACGCCGTACAAACTACGCGCGTCCAGTTGGTAATCACGGGCACTATGACCGCTGACCAAGACAAGCTCTTGGCACAAGTGGTTCTAACTAAGAAGATCGGGCGGTTTAACAATGAGCCTCACGTCAAAAAACCAAGGCAGGAAAAAGGTCGGAAGGTTAGAAAGATGCTGTCAGGAAGGTCAAACATCACTAGATCTCTAGGCGCTTTTACCTGCGCTCTTTCTTTCCCTGCGATGAAAGATGCCGAAGACATGGCGTTAATCGAGCGAATGTTTGACTCGTTTAATGGCTTTCTAGTTTGGTTACATGGTGACGATGACACGCAGTTTTTTACAGACGTGCAAGGCTTTAGGCCAAAAGACCTCTATCTCATGAACTGCGTAAACGATTTAGAATCCGAGTGGAACGGCGGCTATTTCGACCACGGGCAGAAGCTTGAGATTCAGCTAGCAGAAAGCAGGGTCTAATCGGTGTCGAGATTTAAAGTATATATCAAGCCATTTAAAGAAGACGGCGATTATGAAGCCGAGTGGGTCGACGTTTCAGACGACGTCGAGCTTTCGGGCGTTTCTGTAGCAAAGCAGTCTCTAGATAATAACGAGTACGACGTGGGAGTATTTCGGAACTCAGGCGTTACGCTTGCTCTAACGAACATTGCCGGAAGGTACTCCGACGTCGGAGAGCCGGGGTCCATTTTTAAGTATAGGCGTTCTAACTCTCTAGTTAGAATCACGTGGCAGATCATGCACCATGATGTAAAGTGCGGATTCTTCACATGTGGTAACGTGGCTCTAAGCGATGAGGTCGTAATCTTTGAAGGGCTCTTAGACGATAGAGCGTTAAAGCAAGGTGCTGAAGAACAGAATCTAAAGTTTAAAGTCTTAGGAAAAGAAGCAATCTTAGACGAGACGCTCGTCGATTTCTCAGTTCTGTCAAACGGTGACACGTTTGAGCAAATTATTTTTAAGCTTCTAGATCAAGACCAGATCACAGAAGTTCTAACCGTTGACGCCTTAAACATCAATTGCCAAACGGATTTAGCGGTTGACGACGTCACGAGCTTAGAAAACAAAACCGTAAAAGAAGCACTAGCCCTTATCCTTCAGTACTCGAACT